GTCCACCGCTTGCTTGAGGGATAATCCTGCCCCTGCACTACTGAGAGATGGTGCTGCAATTTCTTCTCCGTTTTCTGGTTTTGGTATGCTGAATTTTTTATAGATGTACGATGTCGGAACCTTAAGCCCTGTTTTCTCTATGAGCGTTGCAAGTATGTTTGCAGTTTGCGTGAGATCTCCAGCCTCTTCGCAATCGAAGCGAAGATTGGGAATGCGTTTATCCTCGCCAAAATTAAAGATGCAGAGGGGGCGAATCAGATCGCGCCGGAGTGTCGATGCCAGAGCCTTGCAATCTGCAACGGTGAGGTCATGTCGAACCTCGTTGTGCGTCTTACTTTGTGCAAAGCTGCCGCCCCCGGAGTCAGAGGTCAGCGTTTGACCTAGCACAGCCTTGCTGATCTGCTCATCGCAGTATCGAGCAAGTCGTTCGTATAGATCGGTGGAACTGGTCTTTTCTGTAGTGATAAACTCGATGCTCGTACCGTCTGGAATGATGCCCGCTGCATCGGCACCGATTTGAACAAGTGCCTGCATGAGTGCTCGCTTTTCATCTTCACTTGCTCCGGGCTGATATTTGCCGAGTCGAAGGGGAAGGCCGAAGACCTCGGCGAAGCTGATCCAGTCCTTAATGTCATAGTTCTTGAATAGGTACATCCAAGCAACCACGCGAAGAACGCCAGCTCTGGACGGGTGCCCGCTGCGTGCCTTATAGCGGTGAAGGATGAATTTGCTTTCGGGAAGCGTGAGCCCTTCTGGATGTTCTGCAGTGCGAACCTTGAAGGAATCGTCCATGCCATCCCAAAAGAATCTCTTTTGGTGCCGATTGCGGATATCATTTACAACGACATGACCAGCATCGATGCCCCACATAATTTCGGAAACTGCAAAGCCTTTGCCGATGGCATCCAGAAGATCCGTCATGATATCCTCAATGTTTTCAATGCTCTCAATCTGCTCCTGAATGAACTCGGCAATGATCTTATCTTGCTCTTCATCGCTAAATGGGATGATCTCAAAATCAAGACCAGTAACGGCATTCTTTCTTGTCTGAAACTGGGCAAAGAGATGGGGGTCTTTCTCTTCCATTTCCTCGAATAGCTCCATCTGTCGCAACACATCGCCTGCATCCGCTTCGCGGAAGATCTCCGCAAGCTTCACCGGGGTAAGTCCATTCGATGGGTATTCGCTATATTTGTCTGTGATCTGAGCCGCGGCAAGCTCGACCATTTCTGGGCGGCGCAGAGGCTGAGCTCTGTTCTTGCCTTGTTGCTTTCGATTCTTCTTTGACACTAACTCAACCCTCCTTAATAAGCTCCACGCCTAAAGTCCAATGCGCGGGAGAGAACGGAACGATAATCAACCTTTCTGCCAACCTTGACCTCTAGTGCAAGCTTGACAGCCATTTGCAAACCGTCTGGGCCGTCATCGTTTTTCCCCATCGGATACTCAGTCATCTGCTTATACAACGCTTTGTGCTTTTTTGAGAATTTGATATACCCATTCTTCACAAAAGGTTGCAGGCTCTGGATGCGAGCGTCTTTATTCTGAACACTGTTAATCTCCACAATGGGGAGAAACTCTCCAGCTTCTGCAGACTTCTGACGCATGATCTCTGCAAAGTAATATTGAAACTGTACCGTCTCAACCCCGAATTGATAATAAGGCCGTTTATACTCTCGCTTCAGGCGGCGGCTTGCTTCGATGGCATCCTCAATTATTTTGTCTGGCTTTCGCTTCTCGATGTCAGCGATGAGCACATAGATATAACCTGTTTGCGTATCCTTGGCAAGTGCAAAAATGGAGCTGGTGTCTGACTTTTTGTTCTTACCAAGGGATGGGTCATTTGCTCCAATGAAAAGGAATTTCGGATCTGAAAAGTCAGGCGGCATCTTTCCGTCGTCGTCCCAGAAGTCAAACCATTCCTCTTGAAAGGTGCAGTTTTCTGGGTCAATTGGTTCGTTCTGGATTTCTGAATTAAAGGAGGCTTCTCCTTCAGAAACTCGGATCACCATGAGATCGTAGTAAGAAAGCTTCTCTTCCCACAAAACGGCAGTACCTTCCAGCATGTCGTCCTTGTGATCTTCAAAGAACTCTCGTGCATCTTCCTGCCTCGCATCGTTGGCAAGATCAGTGAAAATCACTTCCCATGCATCCCAGAGTTCCGTGTTATCTGAGAAGGAGATCACGCCTCGATATTTCGCCGTTTTGTAGCTTGGATTGTTTGCAACGTTTGCAAGTAGTGCATCAAAATGGAGGAGGGTTCCGATATACACGATGTCGGTATAGGTATCGCCACATTTGGAAACTGCTTTGTAATACCAGTTGCGGAGCTTCTTTCTCTGGTCTGGGGTATTGACGTTCTCATCATTTTCAAGATCGTCGCAGACAATGAGATCCGGTCTCCATTGCTTATGCCTGCGTCCACGAATTTTCTTTCCTGATCCAATCGCCTCAATCTTGACCCCGTTTGCAAGCAAAATGACGGAGGCTTTCCAGACCTTGCCCTGCAGCTCACCAAAGTCTTCACGGAGAGCTGCGTTTTCTTCCATCTCTGTTTTGATATCTGCAAGGAAACCCTCGGCTTGTTCTGAGCTGTCGGAGAGAATGATCTCATAATGCTTGTAGCCATAAACTGCGGCATGGATGGAATCCTTGAAGGTGAAGTTTGTGCTCTTTGCATGACCACGCGGAGCTTCAATGGCTCGGCGGCATCCATCTGACCGATTGATTTCTTTTGCAAACTCCGTGGGGTCAAGCCCTTTCATGACTCCCTCTCTCCAAATGCGGTCAAGCTCGCCATGGAATGCAGGAGACTTTCTTACAAAATAGTGAGGGAGATAGGCTCTTCCGAAGTATTCGAGATCTATCGCCCCGAGCTTTCGGCGCAACCCCTTAACCCCGGTCAGCTCTCTTCCTGCCTGATACGCTTGGAGGAGCTGTGCCCGACGCTCTAGAAAATTGTCCCCCTGCGTGACGTACTGTTCAAAGAGATTTCGCTGGTATTCACGGTTCGAGGCAGCTTCGCGGTCTTCTGACTCATCGAGCTTTTCAAGATATTCTTCCAGATCAATCTTCGCCATCCGTGACCACCTTTTCTCTCGCACGAGCCAACACACTGCGAAGCTCCCCAGCAAGTTCAGGATGCTGCTTGATGGCAGCCATGAGCTCCGTTTCCATCTGATCGAAAGCAAGCTCTGCCTTGCGCTTCATTTCCTGTTTGACACGCTGCTCATAGGTGCGGTTCCGAGCCAGTGAAGCAATGAGCCGCCCAGCCTTATCCAGAGGCATCTCATTAAAGTCTCCTTCAGCTGTACTGACACGTTGCATCAGTCCATCCATAAGCACCATGGAAGCGGCCTTCGTGTAATCCAGATCAGGGTGAGACTCAACCGCCTGAGCGATGGCCTGTGTACGCTGCAGGGTTTCGGCTACTCGCTGCGCCGCCTGATTGGATCGGATTGCATACCGCCCAATTGCAGACTTGCTGATTTCATGCCCTTGCTCTTTGAGCCATTCCGAGAGTTCCTCATAGGTGTTTGACGTATTAGTGAGCTTCAGATCAAGTTGCCCCTTGATATCATCCGGGAGCTTATCAATGGTCGAGCTCACCCTTGTTCTCCTGCGTTCCTTAGACATCAACACCGGGATCGTCGATTGTGCCTTCCACAAGATCGACACCCTTTCGTGTCAGCTTGATGACAGCATCTCGCCGATATGCGTTGTATGCATTTGCTGTGCGACCTGTGAAGGCAATGTACCCAGCCTCGTTCAAGTATTCCAAATGCTTTGAAATGTCCGGACAAATAATAAGTCCGTCACCAACGAGGGCATTTGTAATCTGCCGAACGAGAAGAGTATTCTGATTGCCTTTCGCAAGGGCCCGGATGATATAGCCCCTGACGGCCTTGTTTTTACTGACTTCCTGTTCCTGAACTTCATCAAAAAACATAACCCTTACTCCTCCTTTCCTTTATTGCAGCCAGCTCCATATAGTAGCTGGTCAAGCTTATCCTCCACTCGATTCATAATTCGAATATAATCCTCTCTCGTTACATAGATGAGGGGAAGGTCAGCCTTCAGATCATTGAATTTCTCCTCAACCTTTTTGATCTGATCGGCATTGTTTTTGTCTGCTTCTTCAAGACTGCACAACGTCTTTTTCACAAAGAAGGTGAGTGCTCCAACAACGATGGTGCAGAGCAGGGATGCCGCTGCGCCGATGATCGCCGTGATCTGGATTGTTCCCATGAGCCGCCTCCTTAATTGCCGATATCGAACGAGCTTGTATTCAGAGAAATATACGGGTCTTCCTGCTTCACTCTTCGAACTGCGTCTTCAATGCACTTTGTGAGGTAGTCATCAAAATTTCCGAGGTTGTCTCTTATGATCCTTTGGGCTTCTGGTGCGATCGCTGCCTTCACGTCATAAAACGCTTTCTGTCCGAGAGAAAGCAGTTCTTCTCGATCACTTTTTCCATCCTTGACAGCCTCCCGCAAAGTCTTTGCGGTTGTCTGCTCGATTGCACCGACCGATTTCTCGGCAAGAATGTCAACGCTTTTCAAAGCGTTGTTGAGTTGATCCCGTGCTTTCTGATCTTTGATCTGCGCCGTTTGTTCCTTTGCTTTGGCGATGCCGACCCGGATGTAATACATCCCGTAAGCACAAAGCAAAGAGACGACTCCAATCGCAACATTGACCAAAGCCTCGCTTGCCATTGTCTGAATTGCTTCCATGTTGACCGTCCTCCTTGTGGGCAAAAAATAAGACTATGAGCATAGCTCATAGTCTTATGATACTGATAAATTCTGGAAGTTAATATATGTAGTACTTCTAAGAGATGTCTCTCTTCATCTTACTGTAGATCGCCGTCCAAAGACGCAAAGAGATCCATTTGTCCCTCATGGTTTCCATTGCCGCACACTTGGCGAACCCATCGCTCCGTGACTCCATATTTTTTAGCAAGCTCGGGGTGATTATAACCGTTGAACTCTTCCTTGATACGGGCATCACGGACTGGACGAGTGAGGCTTTCGGGCTTTGGTATATAGATCGTTGCACCTCCGACAACTTCGGCGAGCTTAACAAAGTTTTCCGTTCCGATGGCTTCGGCAATATCCTTGTATAGTCCCTCGGGAAGCATTTCCAATGTCAAGAATTTTGATAGCTCTTCCATGTCCGGCCCCCTTATCTTAGCCTGTTGTTTTGCTAAGCATCTTTCCAAGGATGCCCATAACCTCACCCACAGTGATTTGCTCTCCCATCTTGGTTTCCCAGTGTTCCGGTGTTTCGATGAATCCCATTTCAACAAGCGTTGTAAGTCCGTCTGATTG